CCGGCACGCCATCTTGATGCTGGTTGGCCACTGGTACGACGGTGCCCGCAGTGGCGTGCTCACCGGCAGTATCTCCAAGGAATTTGAGTTTGGCGTGAAGTCCCTGCTCGACTCACAACGCTGGGGCTCTTACCGATGATCGACGCCGGCAAACTCCGCGAGCGCGTCACGGTGCAGATTGCCAGCGGCACGACGAACGCCCTCGGCGAGCAGGTGCTGTCGTGGAGCAACTCGTCTGCCGTGTGGGCCAGTGTGGAAGGCGTCTCGGCCCGTGAGGCTTTGGCGGCTGGCCAGCAAGACACCACGATCACGCACCGGGTGCGGATGCGTTATCTGCCTGGCCTGACGCAGCGCGATCGCTTCGCCTGGCGTACGCGGACGCTCAACATCGTCAGCCTGCTCGAGTACGGCAACCGCAGCGAACACGTCGCCATCTGCGAAGAGGTGACGTGATGGCACGAATTGTTCGCGGGACTGGCGTGGTGTTTCCGCAGATCAAGCAAATCCGCTCGCTGCTTCAAGATTACCCAAGGTCGATTCGGCGCAAGTACATGAAGGCGGCCTTCAATGCTGCCGCCAAGGTTGGCGAAAAGAAACTCAAGCAGATCACGCCACGCGGCTCAACTGGAAACCTAAAGAAGTCGGTGAAGAAGAAGGCGAGCCCTGGGTACGGTTTGGCTGGATACGAAGCCGGCCGTGGTGGCAAGGGATACCACCAAGGTTTTCTGGAGTTTGGCACAAAGGAGCGATTCACTGACGGCAGGTACGCATCTACCTTCCGAAGCAAAACCGCCGGGCGCGGCGGCGCAATGCGAATTGTGGTTGGCTCTCGCGGCAGCAACGCTGGGAAACTTGTGACCAAGTCTCCCAATTACCCGAAGTCTTTTTTCAAGTCTGCTCCAGCCGGGAAACGCGTAAGCCTCAAGAAAATGCCTATTGGCGGCAGACTTGGAAAGCCTCCGGTCCGCGCTGCGTTTGAGCAGTCTCGCGGGCAGATTACTTCCGTACTTCAGCAGCAGATGGCAACGGTTCTGGAGCGTGCCAACAAAGACATGGCCCGCCAGGCTGGAGGAACAAAATCATGAGCCTCAAGTCCCCAGAAGCCGTTCTTCGCACTGCCCTGGTAGGCACCACGGCCGTCACGTCGCTAGTGAGTTCGCGCATCTATCCAGTGCTGGCACCAGCGTCGGCGTCGCTGCCGTTCGTCACATGGCGGCGATCTGGGATCAGTCGCGAACAGACGCTCAGCGGCCCTATGGGCGTGCCGCGTGTCAGCGTTGAGTTTGCCATTTATGGCTCGACGTACGAGCAAGCCAGGGATGTGGCAGACGCCATGCGGCTCGTTCTGGATGGGTACGGCGGAACGTCGAACAATACAGAAGTGAAGCAGGCGTCGCTCGAGCAGGAGAGCGACGACTTCGTAACGCTGACGGGAGCTGATCTCCCGCCGGTGTATCAGATCACGCAGTCCTACGACGTTTGGTGGCAGGAGACATAGCGAATGGCTACGACGCCCCATGATTCCAGCGGCACATCGTTCAGTTTCCCTGGCTTCACGGGAACCATCACCGGTCTCACGCACACCATTGCTGACCAGGGCTCCGGTGACAAGATCGACATCTCGCACCTTGGCCAGACGGCAGGCGCTACCGTTCTTTCTCAGTCACGTCCGCTCAAGGGAACTATCGGCGAGAGCGGAAAGTCTGTTTCCGTTGAGTTCATCGGCACCGGCATGATCTCGCAAGGAGCCACCGGCACCCTGACAGTAAGCGGGCCGATTTCTATCAGCGGCTCTGCAACGTGCAGCAGCTGCACAATCACGCTGGCCGTCAACGACGTAGTGCGTGGGTCTGCCGAGTTCCAGTACGAGTAAGCCACGGAGGCTTCCGTGGCAACGTACAGCACTGGGATCACGGCAACTTTCGGCAGCACTACGTTCACGGAGGTCACGGGCCTTGCGTGGACGTACGGCGGCGCTTTGCCGAAGGGCCGCAGCGTCCTGTGGACCGACGATGCCGGCAGCGTGTCTCTTACATGCCTCGGCTCGGCTGGCATCACGACCGCCAACTATGGCGTGCGGAATGACCTGACCATCAGCGGCGGCGGCGCGAACTTGACGTGCAAGGCAGTCTATGAGGGATTGAGCGCTGCGCCTGAGTTGAACGGCGTGACCCGTTACACCGTGACGTTCAAGATCCTTGATGGGTAACAACATGCCTCTGACGAAAGAACAGATCCTAGCTGCCGACGATCTTGGGCTGCTTGAGGTGCAAGTGCCGGAGTGGGGCGGCTCGGTATTCATCCGCGTCATGAGCGTCGGCGAGCGTGACGCGTATGAAAACGACTGGCTCGTCAACAAGTCCAGCGGCGTCGAAAACTTCCGCGCCAAGTTTGTGCAGAAGGTTCTGTGCAACGATCGCGGAGAGTTGCTGTTCACAAAGAACGAGATTGATCAACTGGCGAGGAAGTCGGCCAAGGTGATGAGCACGTTGTGGGAAGCAGCCATGCGGCACAACAAGCTGAGCGAGTCCGACGTTGAGGAATTGGCAAAAAACTGAATTTGCGGCCAGCCCGTGTTTTCTTGTTTCGGCTGGCCGCAACTTTAGGGTGGAGTGTTGAGCAGATATGCAAGCAGATGGACTCTCGGGAGTTGAGCGAGTGGATGGCGGTACACAGGTACTTCATGCCATTGCCCAGCGCCTGGGAGCAGACGGGGCTGCTTGCTGCGTGCCAGTTGGCTCCATATGCACCAAAGGGCAAGACTCCAAAAGCGGCTGACTTTGTACCGATCGAAAAACCGCCGCAGCACCCTGAGCAGATCGCTGCGGCGTTGCGGGAACTTCAGACAAAGATACGTGGTGAGTAATGGCAACAGCAGTCGGCTTGGCGATGAAGATCACCGCCGACACGGCGGGCATTGCCAGTGGGATGAATCGCACGGAAAAGTTGCTTGCTGGACTCAGCAAACAAGCCAACAGTGCGACCTCATCCTTACAAACGCTGGCCGGCATCGAGATCGGCCGAGTGATTGTCGGCGGGCTGCAGGCGATTGGTTCGGCCCTGACAAACGCAGCCAGTAGTGCCGTTTCTTACGCGCGAACCGTAACGTCTGCCGTCGATGCCACTAATGACTTGGCAGACAGGACTGGAATTGGCGTCGAAGCACTGCAGTCTCTTCAGCTGGCAGCGCAATTGTCTGGGGTTGAGGATCTGACTGGTGCCGTGCAGAAAATGGGCGTGTCAATCGGAAACGCCGCAGAGACAGGCAAGACGGATGCGTTCACAAACCTCGGACTGAACTTTCAGCAATTACAAAGCCTGACTCCAGAAGAGCAATTCCGCGCTATTGGTAGTGCAATCGCGGCGCTTCCTACAGAAGCAGATCGTGCAGCGGCTGCCATGCAGATTTTCGGCAGAACTGGCGTTGAGCTCTTGCCGTTGTTTTCTAAAAACACCAAGGCGTTGGAAGAGCAGTTTAAGCGGCTCGGTATTGTCTTGTCGGAGGATCAGGTTGGAGCAATTGGAGACATGAACGATGCCCTGGATCTCGTGCGCGCCACGTTTGACGGCATCATTGGCCAGGTCTCTGCAAACCTCGCCCCACTGGTTACGGAAATCGCCAACGAGTTCCTATCGTTTGTTGAGGGTTTTGAAGGGCTTGATGGCAGCACTGGCGGAACTGGGATCGCAGACGCCATCACGTCCGGCTTGCTCGCCGGCGCTGAGTTTCTAGCAGGCGTGTTTGATTCCGCAGTCGCTCAGTTCTCTCAATTCAGCGGCAGCCTGGAGTCAGTAGGCTCTACGTTCACGCGAGTCGGCGACGCACTGTCAGCAATCGCCGAAGTGTTTCGTGGACTCTTCAATATCTTTGAGTTGATCGGCAATGCGATTGCGGCGGCACTTGGCGCAGCCCTTGAGGCGCTTGGCAGTTACATCAGCAGCGACCTTGAGCGGTTCGGCAAGGATTTTAAAGAGAACGCGATTAAGGCCGGCGAGCAAAACACAAAGGAGCTCAACGCGGCTTTTTCAAACGCCGTCAAGCTTGGTGCAGACGCCATTAATGGCCGGCAGGCCCAGGCAGCTGAAGCCGAGGCAGTTGGCCCTGCTCAGGCAAGAGTCAGGGAACTGCGAAACAATTTCGCCAACCGTAACTCACCCGAGAACGTCGCCGAGCGTGAGAAGCGCAATGCAGAGCGCGCCGAGAAACGCAGCCAGGAGGCAGCTGCGTCAAAGGCGTTGGCGGAATCACGTCGCCTGCAGGAAATTGAAGAACGCAAGCAGAAGAAGATTGCTGAGCTGAATGAGAAATATGCCGAGAAAGCCCAAGACATTGAGGCCGACAGGTTTGCTGGGCTTGCCAGAGCTTCCTCTACGGCACTTGCTGGGAACGACATACGGTCTACGGAAGGCGCTTCTCAGTTCCTAGCCTTGGCAACCGGCCGCGAAGATCCAGCCGTCGAGGAGTATCGCAAGCAGCTACGTGAGCTTCAGGACATCAAGCGAGAGATTGCCAAGGCAAACGCCGCCCCAGTGGAGATTGCAGGGTAATGGCAGTCATCTCCTACCGCGAAGTCATCCCGCGTACGGCGTCGCACAAGTTCGGCGAGGCACCTACCGCCGAGCGGAAATACATCGTCACCGTAGACGAGCCGACTCCGACGCAAACGCTGATCAATGCTGTCGGCATTTTCCACACTGCCGCTCACCCAGAGTTTGCATACCTCAAGTGCCTGAACATTCAGGTCACAGAGCCGGATCGGCATCACGCCGAGATCACGTACAGCTACGAGCTCACCAAGCAGGAAGAACTCGACCCCAATCCGCTGGCGCGGCCTGACGTGTGGTCGTTCTCAACTGGCGGTGCTCAAGTGCCGGCGCTTGTCTACTACGACGGCAGCGGCAACAGCAACAAGAAGCCGCTGCAGAATACGGCCAAGGATTTCTTTGAGGGGCTGACTACGCTTGAGGCCGAAGTGCGAGCGTCGATCTCTGGAAACCGTGCGACGTTCCCGCTTGCTAATGCGGCCGCAGTCACGAACAGCGTGAACGCTTCTTCGTACCTTGGCGGTGCCGCTCACACGTGGCTCTGCGCTGGGATCAGCGGACAGCAGGCCACCGAAGTCGTGAACGACGTAGAGTTGCGGTATTGGCAGATCACCGTGGAGCTCGTCTACCGAGCCAGCGGCCATGACCTGCTGCTACCAAATGTCGGCTGGAACTACCTCGAAGGCGGCGAAAAGAAACGGGTCTGGGTGATAGACCCAGAGTCAGGCGACAAGGTGGCATCCGGCTCGCCGCGAGCATTGAACGATTCCGGCGGGCTCAAGGCTGACGATCAAGAGCCAGACATTCTCACGCGCCGCGTCTACCCAGAAGCAGACTTTTCCAATTACTTCGGCACGCCGCCGTTCTAAGGAGCACCGATGCCCGACATCAGTTACACGATCACCGGCCAGATCAGCAAAGGTGCATTGTCACAGTCCTTCGCAGCGTCTGGCGTTACGGCCGACATCGCTACGGCTGGCGTTCTTTCTGTCACGCTGAACCTCGGAACTGCCGTCACGCAGATTTCCACGGCCACTCTCGGCTCGCTTGGTGTGTGCTTTGCCCGTTCGCTGGCCAGTGCCACGACGCACACGGTGAGCTTCGGCCGCTACGCTGGCGGCACCCTGCACGAAACAGCCCGGCTCAAGGCTGGCGAGGCCGCTGTGCTGCGGTTGGCGGCTGGTGACTACGCGGCGAATGCGGCCGTTGAAGGCACCCGCCTGGTGCTCACCGTCTACGAGGACTGAGCCGTGGCACAAAAGCCAGACGGCAAAGCCGCAAAGACCGAGCGGGTGACATTCACTCGACCGGCGGCCGAGCGTATTGCCAGAACCGTTCGCCGCGTCGAGCAAGGCGACCGTGGGGCAGAGCCGCTTGTCTTT